TCCCCATTGCTAAAGCTTTTTCTTCCAAGGCTTTAAATGACTCGCTTGTCTTATTTGTTATTCCCGCAGTAGCTTGCAGCTTACTCATAGCAGTTCCAAAATTTGTACCTGCAACTGTTGCAGCTGCTCCAGCTCCTACAATGGGTACGGTAACTCCAGTAGTAAGTCCTTGTCCTATATTTTTAGTTGTATTTCCTAGTTCTTTTAAATCATTTCCTATTGTTTCAAAAGGTAAATTTCTAAGTTCTTGTGATAAGTTGTTTACATCAGCTTGCGTATTATTTAATTCACTCTCATATTCATCTAAAGCTCTACTATTATCTTCAATCTCACTTTCTAATGTTATATATCTATCCTTTAATTGAAGTAACCCTGATTTTAAATTTTGTGCTTCATTTGAATTTTCACCATACTCACTTTTAGCCTTATTTAACTTTTCTTCTATTGAAGTTATTTCTTTTGCTAAGTTTTTATGTTCTTCTCTATTTTTATTTAGAATATCGCTAGTCTGCTTAATAGCATCTTCATATACAGTAATTTTTTGAACTCCTGAATCTATTTTGAAAGTTAATTCATTCATTTTATTTCCTAACTTCTCAAAATAATTTCCTGATTGAACTAATTCGCTTCCAAGCTTATTAAAAGATGACTCTGTTAATTTTGCATTATCATCTATGCTTTGAAGCCTTTCTTCTGTTGTTTTTGTTGAATTTCCTAAATTATTAAATTTATCTTTAGTCTCTTCTAATTCTTTTGAAAGCTTATCAATAGTTGATTCAGTAGTTTTAATGTCGCTTCCTAACTTAATTAAATTTTGGCTATTTTTTAGAACTAATTTAGATTGTTCTTGCCATTCTTTAGAATTCTTTCCTAAAGTGTTTTCAAGTTCATCTAGTTTTTCTTTTTGTTCTTTAACTAACTTAGAATTTTTCTCATATTCATCTTTTTGTTTAGATAATTTTAAATTATATAATTCTAATTGTTTGCTAGTTTTTTGTATCTTTGCGTCTAATCCAGTAAAAGTGTTTTCAAAATTTTTAACACCATTTCCAGCTGACTTAAATTCCTTTTCAGTATTTTTTATAATACTATTTATTGCAGTAATTTTCTTTCTAAAATTTTCTGACTCTAAGGAAAGCTCTACGGCTAACCTTTCAACTATTTCATCAGCCATATAACCCACCCCTTATAAATATTCTGTTTCTTCCTTTTCTTTATTTGAGCCGTTTACTCTTTCATAAATTTCTATTTGCTCAAAATAATGTTTAGGAGTAATTGCCCAAAAGTCATTTCTTTTTAATTTAGTAGTCCAAAAAAACTCCATATAAGGAAAATCCCAATCTTTACTTTTATCTTCAGTAAAGTTCGGGATTTCCTCAAATTCATCATCTTCTTTTTGTTCTTTTGACTTAAACATACACTTCTTTAATAATTCATTTAAATATTTTGATTCATTTAATAGCTTTTGTGCTATCTTATCATCTGATCTTTCCTTTAAATAAATTTTAATAAATTCTTCTTCATCTAAACCTGAAACTCTTAAAACAGATTGTAATATTAATGCTGCTATACAATGAAAGTCCATTTGGGCTATTCCTTCGAAGATTTCATGTACTTTCAATAATTTATTACATTCATGTAATTCTTCCTGTGTTCTTTTTATTACATACATATCTAAAGTTCCAGGTAACTTTAAATCATCTATTTGTAAATATGCTTTATACATTTTTCACCTATAAAAATAAGGATTGAAATATCGAAGCCACTGAAAAACTAAAATTATTGAGTAAATATCAAAATTTTAGGAAAATTTCAGAGGTCAAATATGTCTAAA